GCGCAGGTCGAGGCGCTGCAACAGCAATTAGCCCACGCGCACCGGGTACGGATGGAGGATGGCGCGGCACATATCGAAGAAATGATTCAGCACAAGGCGCAGCTTGAGGCGCTGGCCGCACGCCCCGCACTGCCGAGCGAACCGAGCCAGATGGCGGTTCGCGCCGCCGAGAGTGAGTTGTTCGGAAAAAACAATCTGATGGCCGATGCGCTGCGTGCCGCCTACGCAGCGGAGCGGGCAGCCGCCGAGCGGGCGAGCGGGCCGCAGGAGGGGGCCCCGTGAGTGAGCGGTGCCCCAGTTAGCGCTAGGGCACCTTCGTCAGTCCATAGCCCGCCACGACACCACCCACAAACAGCACCGTGCGCGATGGGCACGCCAGCCGAACCACACCCAAGTTGATATGGCAGGTCCCGAGCGTCACCTGCGCCGCCAGCCGCTTCATTAGCGTATCCGCCTCCGCCTCTGCCAGCTTCGCCCGCGCCTCGCAGGACAGGACGACTTCGCTGCACGCCTTCAGGGCCGTATCCTTGGCCTCGGCCACGGCCTTCCACTGGTTCGCGGCTACCCACGTCGCCGTATCCGCCCCCACGGGCTCCGGGGGAATCGCCGGGGCCGTGCGCTCGAGCGAATCCGCCCGCGCCGCAGCCGCCTGCCATTTGCCGCGCCAAGACGTCTCGACGGCTAGGAGCTTCGCTTCCCACTGGAGAATCTTGGGGTGCAAGGCCAAGGCCGCGTTCGACGCTTCGGTGACCTCGCTCGCCTGCCCCGCCTGGTTCCACAGGTGCATGGCGAGCAGCCCGCAAGCCACCGCGAGCGCCAACTGGTAGGGCAGCCGCGGGGCGGTCATGAGGCGGAGAACTCCAACCGCGCGGGGTGGTCCGCCGTGCGGAACAGTCCCAAGTGCGTATGCGCGTTGGCCGTGAACGGCACGAGCTCTAGCTCCGTGGGCCGCTGGCCTCGCACCCGGTAGACCGCCGCCACCAGCGTGTCCCGTTCCGTAGGATCTGCGAGCCACCGCAGGTCCACGGCCCGGCACCAGAGGTTCTGCGCGGGGTCGAACACGTGCAGCCCGCTCTCAGGCGGAATGGCATGGACGGGCTGGGCCAGCTCCTCCGCGATCGTGCGCGCATCGCTCGTCACCACGAACGGGAACGCACAGGCATCCCGCACCTGGTCTAGGAAGACCATGAACTCGTAGTCCATGGCGTCCGGCCGACCAAACTCGGACGGCGCGAAGTGCCGAATTGTGGCCCACTGTTCCGGAGTCACTTCGCGGCTGCGGGGGTTTGGGCCGTTTCCATGCGCGCCAGTTGCCAGCCCGCCACGCGGGACAGGCCGCCGCCGACGATGGCCGACGCCCCGCCGACGAGCGCGGCTTTGCTCGTGAACCCGCTGCGGACCACTTCCTGGCTCGCCGCCAAGGCACCCATGATGAACGCATTGGCCACACTGTGCAGCACCTTCTTCTGGTTCTGGGTCAACGTCATGGTAGGCTGTCTCCTTCCCACAAGTAGGTCGGACATTTGGTATCCACGGCCCCGCCGCGAGTCTCAAGCACGCACACCCGCCGCGCGAGGTCCTGCACGGTGTTTTCGAGCATCGCGCGCCCAGTCGCCCCGTCCTTGTCGGCCTGCCGCAAATCGCTGAGGATAGCTTGCGTGTGCATCCCGAAGCCGATGAGCGCGGCGGCCACGATCACCGCGGTGATGAACCACTGGGGCACGCGCATCAGCCGGCCTTCCGGCCCTGGAGCAGCAGCTCGCGCAGCGTTTCCTCGGAGCCGCTGATCCGCTCCGTTATCCGGGTCTCAGAGTCGATCACGCTCACCGTCAACCGGCTCACCACGTCATCCATGCGGGCGTGCGCGGCGGCCACTTGCGCCTGCGTCGTGGCATGCAATGCCATGAGGTCTGTCAGCCGTTCATGAATCGGCCCGAGCTCGGCGCGTCCCACGAAGCCCGCTTGCTGGCGCTCCAATCGCCGCCCCTGCATGTAGACGGCGGTGAGCCATGCGGTGACCACCCCATCGGCCGCGAGCGTCGAGACGAACGCGCCCGTCACGTTGATGGTCACCGGGGCGTGGAGGATGGCGAGGAGTCCCCACAGAGAGAGCACGAGCAGCGTCATGTACAGCGCGATCCCCCACAGGACCCGACGGCTGGGCAGGCGCATTCATGGCGCTCGCAGGCGTTGGAGGAACTTGGGCAGCGTCGTGAGGGCGGGCACCTGCCCGCCATGGGTCCGGGCGTAGTCGAGGATCATGGAGCGCAGCCGCACCGTCGCCTGCTCCACGGAAAGCTTCGCGAACTCCGGCGCGATCCGCACCGCCTGCCGGGCCAGCACATCGGCGTTCTGGTACGCGGGGTGCTGCATCGCCTCCGCAGCCCCGGCCCCGCTGGGCTCGGCCTCGTAGCCGCCGAAATCCCGCATCACCGCATCGACGTCCGCCGGGGTCTTGCCCGCATCCCGCCACGCGCGGACCTGCTCCAGTAGTTCCGGAGGCAGGAGGCTCGGGGCCGCCGTCTCGAAATCCTGCGCGGACATGCCCAGCAGGTGTTTCACCGCGGCCGCTTTGGTCAGGATGCTCCCTGGTAGGGGCGGGCTCTCCGCAGGGCCAGGAGGCGTGGCCTGCTCGGCGGCCCCACCGCGCGGATAGTAGGGCAGTGTGTGGCCCTTGCCCAACAGCGTGAGGTTCGAGCGGCCCGCGAGCCGGTCCTGAAACTCCGTGACCGTCGGGGCGTCGGGAGGCGGGGGCGTCGGGCGTCCAACGGCCGTGAACCCCTTCGGCTGGCCGGGGATGGGCTCAAGCGTGGGCGGCGCTTCGCTCGGCACCGTCGGGGCCACGGCGCTGGGCGTGGGCTCCGGGGGCCGCGAGGGCTGCACCGTCGGCTCCGGTACCGCCGGGGCCGTATTCTCCGCCACCAAACGGTCGATCACCTCCGGGGCGATGCCCTGCTTCGCAAGGCTGGCCCGCACGGCCTGCTCCGTCATGCTGCCGACCATGGCGGGCGGGGATTCAGGCGCCGCCGGAGCGGCAGGGGCCGCTTCCGCGGCTTCGGCCCCGCTGCGGGCCCCAGCGGGTAGGAAGCGATCGAGCACCGCACTGCCGAGGCGTCCCATCAAGCGGCCGCCCACGGCCTTCGCCACGGCCCCGGGCTTCACCCCAAGTAGCGCGAGGCTCGCGACGTTCCCCGCGCGATGCGCTTGCTCCTCGAGCGACGCCGGAGGCTCACCCGTCGCCCCCGTCGCCTGCATCAAGGCCCGCTCCGGCGCGTAGCCCACGTTCGTGGGTGTGGCCCGGAACGCCGCATCGGCGGCTTCGGCCGTGCTCGCGTCCGGGTCCGCCAGCACATCAGCATAGTGCTTCAGGTTCCCGAGGCCCGTGACCTGCCCCAGCGTCTTGACCGGGTGCATCACCGCCGTGGCCACGCCTTTGGGGATATCCATGGCTGCGCTGGCCAGTCCAGAAGCAATGGACCAGCCAGGGTGCGGATCATTGGTGACGGCATTCTCGGGATCGTTGGCATCCGCCACCGCCGCAGCGCTGCCGGGCTGGTTCGACGTCCCGAGCTTCGCGGTGACGTACCGCAGATCGTCCCGCGCCTGCGTATCACCGGGGTGCTGCTGGAGGTGCTGCGTGATCCGGCTTGCGAGCTGGGTCAGGTCTGCGAAGCTGTCCTGCGGGGCCAGCGGCGGCGCCACGCTAGTATTTCCTGCGGATCGCGTCCAACCGCGGATCGCCCGTGCCGCCGGACATCAGGGCCGAGACGTCGAGGTTGCCCACGCCGTGCCGCTTGGTCGCGCGGTTCCACACGTCCGGGTTCACGTCGTACCCCGCGAGCCCTTGGGCCGAGACGATGGCATTCAGTTCGTTGGTCCGCAACTGCCCATTCGCTTGGGCGTCGAGGCTCGGCATGAACTCGTTCTGTACCTGCTGGAACAGGGCGCCGCTCATCCGGCCCCCCGGCTGCCGCGTGCGGATCACATTGTCGAGGAAGCTCCATTTCGCCCGCATGTAGTTCTGCGCGGCCGGCGAGGCCCCCGCCCGTTTGAGCAGCGACACCATATCGGCGCTCGAGCGCACGCCCGGAATGGCCTGGACGAACGCGGGGCTGGCCATGATGCCGCCCACTTCGGTTTCCACGTTCGGGTTCTGCTGCCGGATCTTGTTGAACTGCTGCCACGCGGCCAACGCCCCCGCGCCGTATTCGGCGTGTTCCGCCATGGCAGGCGTCGTCTTCTCGCTGGCCTCGATCTGCGCCAGCCGCGCCCGGGCAGCGATGCCCGCGGGGGAGAGCGGGTCGATGTTCCGCGGCTCGTGGTTTGCGAGCCCGACGAACGCTTGCGGGTTCGTGCCGAGTCCTTCGGCGGTATCGTCATCCACATCGTGCCCGAATAGCTGCTGCGCCAGCACATGCCCAACGCGCTGGTGGACCGTGCGGAGCCGCGCGTCCGTATCGGCCGCTTTCTGGTCCGCCGTCGAGAGCCCCACGCGGTGGAATGGCCCGAGGCCGGGGATCGTGAGGTCGCTGCTGGCCGCTGATGGAGCCGCAGGCTGCCCCACGGGCAACCGGTCGCTCCGCAGCGTGTCCATGCTCACGGGCGGAGTACTCGGGGCACCTACCGCTCCCGTGGTCGGCCCGGTACTGAGCGAGTTCCCGGCATCCGGCCCGAGGGCCGAGGGACTAGCCCCCGGCGCGTAGCCTGCCGCGAGCAGCCGCGTCGTCAGGTCGGCGTTCCGGTACTGGTTCTCGTTCGCCGTGGCGGTGTCCTGCCGCTTCAACGCCTGCTGTCGATCAGCCTCCTGCTGCCGCGCGTTCCGCACGCCCTGGAACGAGCCGAGCGCGTTCCCCACAAGCGCCGCCACGGGGTCCACGTCGCTCCCGCCCCCGTAGAGCGAGCGCTGGAGCGGGTAGGGCATCCGGAAGATGCTCTGGGACGGTAACCCGTACCCGATCCCCACCTAGAGACCTCCGCGCATCGCAAACCCAAGCCCCGTCCCAACCAAGCTGCCCACAGCCCCGAGCAGCGAACTCTTACGCTGGAGGTCGAGCTGCTGCTTGAGAATATCCTGCTCGTTCGCCGCGAGCCCGGCCCCGACGGCTTCGCCGCTCGCCTTCTGCGCCGCCGCGCCGATCTGCTGGCCGTAATCCGTTGCCACGTCGTTCAACGCCTGCGGCACGGCTCCGGAGCGCAGCGCCCCGATGCTGTTCAAGCCGCCGAGCGTGGTGCCGACCTGCCGCATGAGGTACGGCTGCGCGGCCGCGCCGGCGCCTTGAACGCCCTTCGCCGCCGCCGCTTGCGCCTGGTCGACGTACCCGCCGCTCGAGAATGGGGAACTCACGGCATCCCTCCGTATTGCTGGCCAGCGGGCACGGGCATGGTTTGCGGGCTCGCCTGCAAGAGGCGCCGCCCCACCTGCGGCAACTGGCCCTGCATCGTATTCCCGACCATCTGCGGGAAGCCGGGCTGCGCGTTCGCTGGGTTCGTCGCCATGCGGCGCTGCAACAACGCCTGCCCCACGGCCGAGGCCGGAGGCGCGACCCGCGCGGGCATAGACGTGAACCCGAAGCCGCCGGCCATCAGGGTTTCGCGTTCAGCGTGGCGGCCTGCAGGTGCACGCTCCAGAGGGTGATCGACTCGCTACCCGCCGAGCCGTTGGTAAACGAGAACCCGATCGTCTCATCCCCGCCGTGGGGCGTGTAGCTCACCCACTGGCCCGTCGTCAGGGCTTCAGCGGAGCCGCCCACGGGCACGGAGCAGATTACCTGCCCCGTGGTGACGTTGTAGATGTTCGCGCTCGGGTTGTGGCCCGTCCCCGTGGCCACGACCAGAATCCGCACGAAATCGAGCCCCGCATCCGCGAAGTCCACCTTGAGCTGCGTGGGCGGCGCGATCGTCGCCGCGCTTGCCACGGTATTCCCCACGAGCCCCGTGACCGAGAAGAACAAGCAGATATCCACGAGCGAGGAGATCCGGCCGACGGTGCGCTGGAGCTCGTCCTTGAGGACCTGCACCTGTGGGTCCGTCGGGTTCGACTGGAAGGTGATGACCTGGGGGCGCGTCATTAGAGTCCCGTCGCGCTATGGGTACCCACTTCGATCCACTTGGCGCGTCCGCTATTCCAGCAAAACTGATACACGATCTCGGTATTGTTGGCAGGATTGCCAACAGCGCCATTCAATACGTACCCAGAATCGAATGCCGGAGGTGTCCCCAACGCACCGCCAGAACTATTGTAGACTTCAATCCACAGTCGTTGGGAAAAGCTTCCTGTGGGGGCGTTCGTCGGCGTCGTAAACGTCGCCGCGATGTTCGAGCTCGCAGAGACCCGATGCTGGTTGCCAGCCGCCGCGTTCACAGCGATGTTCGTCCCCCATGTCAACCCCACGACGGTATCGACGACCCGTGTATTGGAGACGAGCCCAAGAGTGCCAGTGACGCTCCCGGTGACCGAAAGATTGCCAGTACTTTCCGCCAACGTCAACAGATTGGCGGACCCATCGTGTTTTTGGACAACAAAACTGCCGCTCGCGCCCCCGATTAAGACGACGAGATCGAGGTTCGCGCCATTCTGGCCTTGGAGTTTCCCTGGCATGAGGAGGATGCCACCGCTGATAGGAAACTCGAAGACGACACTGTTATTTGCTTGAAGGATTTGCAGTCCATGCCCTCGGAATGGAGACTGCAGAAAATCTGCCACCTTGATGTTGGTATCAATGAACAGGACGCCGGTGCTGTCCACCCCGGCGGCGCGTTCATTGCCGATATGCACATCGAAATCCCCGCTCACACCACGGCTCTTGGCGGCAAGCAATACCAAGTCGGCACCATCCGACCCAGCGCTTCCATAGGCCTTGATTTGCGAATACACGCGGGCTTGTCCGCCAACGGTACCGTCGCCCAGCGTATAACTCGTATCGCCATGAGCACCAAAGGTCAGTGCCACAAGGAGCGGATTCGGTGCGGCGTCGGGATCAAATCCCAAATCCGCGAGGATTTGCCGTAATGCGCGATTCAGCGTATCCGGCAAGGTCGGATGATTAGCCCCAACCACTTGATCCGTCGCGGCGATGTAGGGAAGTGGAGAACTCATATGAGTATCCCATTTGCTAATTCGCTGCCATTGGCCAGGGCGCGACCGTCGGCAATGAAGCCTCCACCGCCGGGCAACGCTGGGTTATCGCCCACGCCCGTTCCGCGCGAGCGACGCCGCGGCACGAACGACACGCTGGCATTCACGACCTCGAAGGCCCGGCTGTAGCCCGAGTACTGCACCTTCACCTGGAAGTCCGCCCCCGTGACCCAGAGCGGCGTGCTCGTCACATCGACGCCCGAGATGGGGAACGTGCGGCGGATCGTCTGGCCCGTGTCGAACCCGTCGCGCCACGGCGTGATGCTGATCGTCAGCGCCGAGGGCGCATCGACCCGCTGGCGGAACTTGCGGAAGTCGTAATAGCCGAGCGTCCGCTTGAGCGGGAAGAACGTACTCAGATGGTACGGGCTGAAGGCCGTGCCGCCCGTCCCGTTGGTCGCCGCGAGGTCGTTCACCGTCGCCGCGTCATCCTGCGAGATGATCTTCCCGCCGCTCGCGCTCACACAGTAAAACGGGATCATGAGGTGGCCACGTTCGAATAGTCGGAATCGGGCTGGCTGATGGCGCCGCCCGGCAGTGTGGCTTTCCAGTACAGTCCCGCGGTAACGGCCGTCGCCACTTGCGTCGGCATCGTGCCCGCTGGGCTGTAGGTGATCCCATCGGGCGAGCTGAACAGGTTCACGTAGGCGTAGAAGCTCGGCGCTTCCCAGAGCGATGGGAACGCCTCAGCACCCACGGCTGCGTACAAGGAGCCGATGTCGCCTGCCAGTTGCGGCGGGTCGATCAACGTGACCGGGGCGGCGGTCGCACTATAGGCCGAGGGAAACCCGTTCTTCGTATGGCGCACTTTCCAGTCGTATTCGCCGCCCCCGAGCAGGCCCGTCAGGGCGACGGTCGTAATCCCTGCGGCCACGGTCGCGTTCAGAATCCACGTCCCCGTGAGCGCATCGTTGTACCAGAACTCCGTCTGCGCGCTCGCGTCGCCGTTGGTCCACGAGGCCGTATAGCCCGACGACGTAATGGCCGACGTGACCGGGGCCGAGGGCGGCGCGCTCGGGGCCATGATCGTCGTCGTCGGGACCTCGCCGCCATGCGCGTAGCCCGTGGGCACGGCATTCACCCAATCCGGCTGCCAGCGTTGGCGCTCGATGTCCCATGCCCAGATGATCCACGGGTAGCTCGCCGGGCTCGTGCCCTGCGGGTGCACGCCGAACAGGATGAGCCGCCGGTTCGGGTGGTAGGCGATCCACGCCTTGTCCAGGTTGTCAAGCGACTGGAAATCCAAGGCCCGCGGCCCCCAGATGGGCTCCACGCTATAGCCATCCGTCCGGAACGCCCCTGCAGCCCCAAGGCCGTACCAGTAGCCTTCCGCAAAGCACAGGGCATACGGGTTGCTGCAGCCCATGCCGCTCGTGTTCATCACCATCTCGGTGGCGTACTGCCAGCCAGGGTACGCACGGCCGGCGCCGCTGATCCGGTACAGCTCGTCCGCCTTCGCCACGAGCAGGAACCCGCGCCCCTGCTTCATGGCCGTCACCCGCTGGCCCTTCGCCCCGAGAATGTTGTATGCCAGCTTGTCGAACCCATCCGACGCATCGCCGCCTGCGATACTGTTCGACGGCGCGATCCCGAGGAACGAGTGCCGCACGAGCTCCGGGCTATCGCTCGCCACCTCATCGCCGTAGCCCGCGATGAATAGGACGTTGTTGTAGACCTCGAGGCAGTAGGGCCGGAGTTCTTGGGCCGAACCGCCGGCGAAGGCGAACAGCGGAATCTTGGTGCTGTTGCCCGGCCCCGCACCTTGCGAGACGGGGATGGGCTGCTGGTTCAGCGCGACGAGGTAGCGCCGGTTCGCGTAGTTCGTCTGCGCGTCGCACAGGTAGATGCCCTCGAACAGTTCTTCCCCGACGGGGATGGGCGGGCCGCCGCTGTCGCCCCACGAGGCGGGGGTTTTGACGACCGTGCCGCCCGTGGTATTAGAAAGGTCTACCCGGCTATTCGCTTCCGGCGTCGAGAAGAACGCCATGTCCTGCGTGCAGTACCACGCGTAGCACTTGTGCGTCGTCGTATCGTAGCCCACCACGATGGCGCCGATCGAGGTCCAGTGGTGCACCCACGCGAGGGCCGTGACCTCGGCGCCGCCGCCGTCGTTGTGCAGCGTGTTGACGATGCGCGAGCCGCCGCGCGAAGCCATGCGCCCCGCCTGCGTAGGCACGAGGTTCTGGCCGTCCAGGAGCGAGCCCGGCTCATTTAGGGCGATGGCCGTGTTCTTCTGTAGCCCCCCGATCCAGGAAGGGATTTCGAGCGTCTCGTCGTCCTTGAGGCGCGGCATCTAGGCCGGGTACGCCGCGAGCTCCCACCACGCGGCTTCGACTTCATACGTCGCGCCGACCGTGATGGCGGGATACCAGACATGCCCGACGAGCGAGCCGCCAGGCGGGATGCAGAGCGGGCCGACGTTCTTCCGGTAGTTCGCTGCGGTCGTCCCCAATTGCGCCCCGGTGCCCAACGATTCAAGCGAGGCGTTGAACGTCCACAGGTACTCGTCATTCACGACGGAGACGGGCGCCGCAGCGGCGCTTTTCATGATGCCCCGCGCGGCGCGGAGCACGTTCGTGCCCTCGGCGAGGGCTACCACCGCGCCGAAATTGATGATCGACTGCGGCAGCGTTTGCGGGGAGGCCATGCGAAGCACGTTGACGGGCCCGTTGGCATTGGCCGCCGCCATGAGCGACGTGCCGCCCGAGTTGAACCGGGGGATCGTGTCGAGCGCGAACAGGTAGTGCATCGCTGTGGCGCTCGTGTCCACCACGGTGACCAAGAGCTTCACGTAATCGGGGAACACGAACACGTTGCTTGTCGCCGGGGCGGTGTTGCGCCAGACGAACAGCGCGCTCGTGGCGGAGAACGCCTGGGTGCCTCCGGGCCCGATGATGCCGGTGCCGGGCGTGGGGTTCATGGCCTTGAAATAGCTGCCCTGGCTCGCGCCCCACCGCCCTTGGCTGCGGGCAATCATCCTCGCTTCGCTTAAGGCATCCATGCGCGCTCCAGGCTAGACGTACTGTTCGACATCGAAGGGGTCCACGCGCGTCCGGCTCACCTGCGTGCCGCGCTGCGCGACGTGGGCAATCAAGGCACTCTTGCGGTCGATCCACCGCTGCTTCAGGTCCGGCGGGAACACCGACTCGCCGCCGAGGCCGAAGCTGAAGCACGCCTCCAGCGGCAGGACGTCGTGAAATTGCAGCGGGATGCCGCCCGGCGCGTCCGTATCCGCCTGCATGTCCACCGGCCAGTAGCCGTACTTCATGTAGACGTTCAAGCCCGCTTCCGTGTCCTTGCTCACCCGGATCTGCGCCGAATCATCCGTGTAGCTCACCGCGAAGAACCCGTTCCCCGCATCGCGAATCGCATCGAGCGGGCATTCCCGCAGCAGGTCGCCGTCGTCGTTCGTTTTCCGCAGCTCGATGTAGTAGGCAAAGTCCGTGATCGGCGGCGTCTGCGTGTTCAGCGTATAGGACAGAACGGGCGACGTGCTCCACGGCTGCGTGGTCGTCGCATCCGGAATCAGGAGCACATCGTGGTACAGGTAATTGCGGTTCGTGCGGTGGATCTCATCCACGAGGCTGTGGTGCACGTCCCGCAGGAACCCGTTGACCACGGCCGGCGTGTACAGCGGGTCGTCGCTCGAGGTGGCGAGCAACACGAGCGTCTGCGCGCGGAGGACCGCGAGCGACGACACCTAACGCCCCTGGAGCAGTTTGGCGCCGACCCGCTTGGCGGTGCTCTCCTTGCCCTTGCGCTGCTCGGAAAACGCGATCGCGAGGGCCTGTTTTTGGTCCTTCACGACAGGGCCCTGCGTGGAGCCAGAGTGGAGTTTCCCCTGGCCCCATTCATGCAGCGTCTGCGCGAAGCCGGGCACCGGTTAGGGCCGACTGATCTTCGCCGCGCGGTCGTTGCTCGTCGGCTGCGGCTGCTCGGTCGAGAGGTCGCCCGGGCTCCGCGTGGGCGGCTGGTCCGCGTAGTCCTGCTTGCTGGTGCGGCCCTTGTTCCGCTGCTCGAGCCCGATCACCTTCGCGATCGCCGCATCGTGCTCATCGTGCACGTGCCGGCCCGGTTCCTTCAGGTCCGCGTAGTGGTGATCGAGCTGAAACGGCCCGACCGACCCTTCGCCGCGCTTCAGTCCGCCAATCCCTGCCATGGTCCGCCTCCTAGTGGTGCGTGTTGAAGCTGTCGTCGTCCGGCTCGACGCCGCTCAGGTCCGAGTTCGCGACGCGCCGGTTCGGCTTCCCCGCTTTGTCGGCCACAATCCGGGCCTGGTCATCGCGGTCCGCCTCCCCATACGTCTTGCTGGCATCCACGCCGCCGCGCACGGCCTTCGGCATCCCATACGCCTCGTCGTGGTCGCCCGGCCACTCCTCGACGGGATCGCAGCGGCTCCCCGCGAGGCCGCCGTACAGCGGCTTCATGGCCGCCTCGATGGCCTGGTCGTGCTCGGGGATCACATGGCGCCCCGCTTCGGTGCTCGTGATCCGGTGGTCCGCCTGGAAGGCCCCCGCCTTGCCGAGGCCCTTGTCAACTTTCGGGATTTCCCCGAGGTAGCTACGGTGTTTCGGCACGGGCGGCCTCCAATTTCCGCTTGTGGGCCGCGCGCGCCTTGGCGAGGTTCGCCCGGCTCGTGGCCCGAATCCGTTCCTTGCGCTCCGCCTCCGCCACCTGCTCGGGCGTGAGCGGGTCCGGCGCTTCGCGGTGCGAGTCCGGCGGTGAGCGGTGCTCGAGCAGCCGCTTCCGCAAGGCGTTCACCTTGTCCACGACGCGCCGCGGGTCGTCGATCCACGCCTGCGTGTTCAGCAAGTACTCGAGGAGCGGCTGAAACAGCACCTCGGGGTACTCGTCATAGACCTCCTGCTGGGCATCCCAATCGTGTCTGCTGATTCTCATTGGACCACCACATGCTCCGTGTAGCCCTTGAGCAAGGTGCTCGTCGGGGCGTTTTTGCTCTTTTGCGCTTCGCGGACCCACGTGACGCCAAGATCATCGCCCGCGCCCGGGTCCCAGATGGCCAGCATCGTCGTCCCGCTTTTGGGCGTCGTGCTGTTCACGGCCGTGTTGTTCCCGCGCTGCCAGCCCATTAGCGCAGCGCCTTCGCGACGGCGATCAACGGGCCCGCCCCCGCATCGCGAATCTGTCGGCGGTGGTCCCAGATGTAATCGGCGTAGTCCTCGCCCTGCTGCTTCCAGCGCGCCTGCTTCAGCCGCTCGTTGTACTCGTAGCGCCGCCGCACCTCGCGCCGCGTCGTCCCCGCGCCATCGTAGGGGTTCCCCACGAACGAGCGCTCCAGGTTCCGCAGCGCTTCCGTGAACCCCGCGTCGTCCAGGTCCCGAAACGGCATGAGGCCCGTCACGGGGTCGCGGTCTGGCACCGTATGCTCGTAGGTCCGGCCCGTGTAGGGGTCCGTATAGCGCTCCTGCCGTGTGGCGGTGAAGTGGCACCAGAACTGCGAACGCACCACGCCATCGGCCGCACTGAGCAGAAACTCCCAGCGGCCGACCGTATAGTTGAACCGCAAGTCGGCCTTGTCATCCAGGGCCTTGAGGGCTGCCAGCCATTCGGGCTTCGGCGCGTGCATTAGAAGGCCCCCGCGATGCTGGCGCCGCTCAGGTTGTACTTCTGCGCGAAGTACGTGAGCAGCGTGGTGCGCTGCGCCAACGTCGGGTTCACCGTGAAGATGATGAGCTCGTAGAGGTCGATGGCCGCGAAGTTCGAGCCCCCGGCATTCTGCGCGCCGATCGTCATGACGCCCGAGAACCCGGTATTCGCGCCGATCGCGCCGCTCGCGTGCGTGGCGGTCACCGAGTTGAAATAGTCGTTGCCCGCGTTGCCCGCGCCCGTGATATCGAGCCCCACGACCGACGGGTACTGCGTACCCACGACCCCCGAGCCCCCGTAGGGGATCACCTGCGGCGTGACGGTCCCCGGCACGAGGTTCGCCGTGTTGCCCACGGTGACGTTCGAGTTCGTGGCCACGAACCCGATGGGGATGACCGACGCGCCGGTGGAATTGAACAGCGTGCTTTGCCCGCTCGGGGCGATGGGCAGCTTCGCCACGAGGAAGATCGAGCATGGCGCGGCCGCGACAACAGTGGCCGTCATGAAGCTGGCCGTGCCGTCGAACGTGACCTTCGCGTGCCCGTTCGCCCCGAGGTCCGAAAACGTTGGCTGGTTCGCCGCCGTGTTCTGCACGAACGGCGTGTTGTTCGTGCTCAGGTCGGGCCACGAGGCCAGCTTGCCCCCGCGGGCCGGGCTCGCCGTCCCGAGGGGCACGCCGATCGCGTCCGCATCGAGCCAGAGCGCGATATTCGCGAACCCGATGGCTTCGGGCCCCGCGAGGCTGGCCACGGCCTCGTTACCCCAGCCGGGCCGCGTGTGCACACCGCCCAAGCCCGCCACTAGATCAGCGGCGCCGTCATGAGGTACGGCCCCCACAGCGTCGCATCCATACCATCCACGTAGGTCGTCGTCACGCCCGCGGCCCCCAGTAGCGTGGTGCCCGGGGTGAACACCGTGGTCGCCGTGAGCGAGACTTTCACGATCCCGGCGATGCACAGATCGGCCGGCAACAGGTTCGCCGGGGCCGGAGTCCAGACCGTCGTCGAGCCCTGGTTCGTCGGCCCTTGGACCACCGAGGCCGCGCCGGACCCGTCGATGCAGAGCGCCCAGTGCATCGTCGCGCCCCCCGCCCCAGCGGTGACCGCCGAGCCGGTGAGCGTCCAGAAGTTGTCCGTGGCGCCCTTCGACTTGAACGCCCCGTTGATGAGGTACGTCAGGGTGTTGGCGGTCTTGACCTTGCTTGTGGTCGTGGCCGTCGCATTCCCCGCGGCCGAGAGCGCCATGCACAGCCGGCACATGAGTTCGGCGTTCACGGATTGAATGAGGGCCCCTTCGCCCGTCGGGCGGCCATTCAGCGCCGCGCCGTCGGCGATGTAGCCGTTCACCCCCGAGGCCGCCCCAGGGGCCGCCACGGCCCCCGCCGCGCAGACGCCCGAATCGAGCGGCGCGCCCTGCGGGACCACGGGAACGGTTTTCAGTAGCGTGCTCAGAGCCATACTGCCAGCCTCCTCCGAAGGAACGCGGGGGGCCCGAAGGCCCCCCGGCTCAGGTTACGCTACCTTGTCGATCGTGTTCACGTCGTTCAAGTCTTCGATGACCCCGTTCGCGTTCCGCTGAATCCACGCGAGGTTCCAGTACTTCCGCAGGTAGCCTTCGATCGCGTCCTTGTCCACCACGCGGTCGAACACCGCCCCGTCCATGTCGGCCCAGTCCGTGCCCACCACGTCCGCGAGCTTGATGCTCGAGGTGTTGATGAAGAACAGCCGGGAGTTGGGGCAGTCGTTGTCCCCGATCACGGGGATGGCCCCGCCCGCGTGGATCACCGCCGCCATGGGCTTGTAGCCGCCCTTGAGCTGGACGTCCTGCCCGTCCAGCCGCCGCAGCGGCAGGAAGATTTCCGAATACTTGAGCACGATGCCCGGGCGGCAGACCAGCAGGTCCGGCGTCATGCGCGCCCGCGCGCGGATCGTCTCGATCGTCTGCATCACGAGCGAATCCGAGATGTCCCGCAGCGTGCCCGAGTTCGTGAGCCGCACGCCCTTCCAGGCCTGCCCCACGGTGCTCGGGTTGATCGTCTCGAAGGTGCCCGAATCGAGCGTGCCGACGGAGAGCCCGCCGGCTTCGCCAGCCACGGTGTTGTCCGTCGAGCTCGTCGCCCGCACGACGAGATCGCCCGTCGTGGTGTTCGGCGTGCCGCCCGACACGACGATCGTCTGCGCGCTGTGCGAGACGGCTGTGACGGTGAACGGGCCACCGGCGCGGATCGTGTTCGCCACGCCCGAGACGCAGGAGTAGAACTGCACGACGTCGTTGATGTACAGGTGCCGCGTGCCCGTGCCGCCGTTCGAGGGGGCTGAGCTGACGCCGCCGAACCCGTAATCGCCGTTCGTGAGCGTCTGGGTGGTCGAGTTGGCGCCGCTCGACACCTGCGAGACGCCGAGCGTCGAGCCGCAGAACATCTGGCGGTTCACTTCGAGGTCGTGCGCCTGGAGCCGGTCGGACATCACTTCCGCCAAGGCCGGCCGGAAGCTGCCGCTCTGCTTCTTCGTCACCTCGACGGCCAAGGCGTCGAGCGCCATCCGCGTGTAGGTGCGAACGATGTTGATCTGCCCCTGCGCGTACTGGCCGACCGAGGCCGCCGGCAGGTTGGCGTTGGCGCCCGCGTTGGCCGAGCCGCCGCCGATCATCGTCTTGACGCCGAAGATCCAGACGCGGCCGGTGAACTGGGCATTTTCGAGGCGCCCGAATTGGGCTTTGAGCGGGACTTCGGGGTTCGCCGCCTGGACGTAGATGTTCGTCCAGTAATCCTTGGCGAGGTTGTTCAGGTCGGTCAGGGTGTTCGGTGTCGCGGCCACAAAAGCCTCCGCCCCCGGTGGGGGCCTGAAAGTCACAGTTCTAGCAGCAGAACGGTGCCTCTCAGCGGCTCGTCGAAACGGTGGCCGTGAGGTCGGCTGGTAGTCCAGCGGGATGGTGGCAGGTCCGCTCGCGCGGCGTACTGACTCCCGACGGCTGCAATATGGGGCCTCCCGCTGGAGTGCGAAAGGCCCCCGCGCCCTAGTCGCGCACCGCTGCCCAATCAGAGATCGCCTTGTCGATCGCCTGCCGCACGGGCGGGATGGGCTTTTTCTCCTGCACCCGCACCGGCGCCGCCGGGCCCCCCCCTGCCGGGGCGGTATTCGGGGCCTTGGCCCGCTGGAGCACGCGCTCCGTCTTGGCGTTGTGCGCCTCCACCTGCTTCCCAGCTTCCAGTTCCTCCAGCCGCGCCTTCAGGGCCGTCAACTCCTGCTCGAGCGGGCTGGCCGCTTTCTTCACGTTCTCTGCCTCCCACTGGTAGACGGTCCGCACGGCGTCGGGCGTGTTCTCGGGGAAATCGCCCGCCTTGAGGGCCGTGCCGTAGATCACCCGCACCCGCTCCGGGTCCACGCTGGGAAACTCGCGGCCGATTTCGCTGATCCAGCGCCGCGCTTGATCTGCCTCGTACTCGACCTGCCGGGTGGTGTTCTGCTCCTCGAACACCTTGTTCTGCGCGCCGATCTCTCGCGAAGCCAAGGCATCGTCGAACAGCTTCGCGATCCGGGGGCTCGAGGCCCGCAGGCGCATCATCTCCTGGTATTCCTCCCAGGCCTTCGGGTCCTTCTGGGCTTCGAGCATCTGCTGCTCTTGCTCCTTGATCCAATTCGCCCGCTCCTGCGCTGCGGCGAGCTGGGCATCCGCCTGCGCGATGCGCTGCTCAAGCTGCCGCCGCTGCTGGGCGACCTGCTGCATGTTCCGCGTGTAGTCGGCCTCCCGGAGGCCGCCTTTGAACAGGTCCTCGAGCGTGCGCTGCGACACCTGGCCGCCGCTTTTGAGGCTGAAGGTCAGGTTCCGGGGGACGGGGTAGGGCTTGCCGTCGAGCACCGCCTCGAGCGCGTCCTTGATCGGCTGCGGCGTCTTGATCGAGTCCACGAGTTTCTGCGCGTCGGCCGCCGTCAAGCCGCCTTTCACCATCGCCTGCACCACCTGCTCAGCCGGGCTCGGCGCAGCGGCCGGCTCGGTGACCGGCGGGGCTTCAGTGCCCGGCGCCGCGGGTTCGACCTCTGGCGGCACGGGCGGCGTTTCCACCGCCGTGGCGGTGCCGGTATCGGCTTCGGTGCGCTGCGCGGCCCACGCGGAGACGTCCGGGGGCGTGTTGATGTTGGGTTCAGGCATGGGCTCGCTCCGTTAGGGAATGCAGTCTTGGGTATAGCCGGTCACCAGATCCGCGAAGCGCGTCCGGCCATCCGCGCACTCGTATTCGATCACCCGCTCATCCAGCCGCCACGGGCGCTCGTGGTACTCGTTCGTCACGTCCGAGACTTCTCCGAAGCAGCCGAGGCCCGCGCCGCAGCGGCGGCATTTGCCGTCGCCATTGGCGATATGGGCCACGTTGATGGGGCCGTTCATCCGAACCTCAGGACCGAGCCCGTGACGCTCTGGCTATGTGTGCCTGCGCCCGCGATGGCGAGCTGCAGGTTCGTCGTGCTCTGCGTGTAGGTGCGGTTGCCGAGGCCGCCGATGGTCGTGGACGAGACGACGCTCATGGTCCAGGTCGCGTTGCTGGTATCGAGTGCCAGCACATCGACGAAGCTGATATTCGAGCTGCCCGCGGCGAGGCGCCCGAGCACCGTGATCTGGTGGATGCGCGTGCCGCCCGGCACGTAGATCGTCGTGGCGCTGCCATTGTCCGGTAGCGGCGAGCCGAGGGCAAAGCCGTCGAAAACGGGACCGCCCCCTGGGGCCACGGTGCCCACGGTCAGGCCGGACACACTCAAGGCCGCGAGCTGCTGGCCATTGAACAGCGCGGCGATGATCTCCGCCAGCAAGGCATCGCGGGCGCCGTCGTTCGAATACGCCGCGAGGCCGGCGATGGCGGTTTTCGCTTCCGCCCGCATGAGTTCCGTCGCCGTCACGCCTTCCCCGGGGAGGGGCCATGCATAACGTGTACTCATTGTGACGCTTTTCGCGACTCGGCTGCCTGAGCACGCAAGTCCAGTCCTTGCGCGAAGCCGTGGCTATGGTGCCAGCGCGTCCAGAAAGCGGCACGACCCATGATGGAGGTCTTGGCTCGCTCAGTAAGACAAACCCCGAGAATGTCTTCGATTTCGTCCACAAGTTCCTTCGCCGCGCTCAATGCCTCATCCTTGGTCATCTCAGTTTCCCGTCGTGAAAGGAGAGTCGATCATCTGGTCCGCCGTGAACGTAAACGCCTGCGGCACATTGCTGTTGAGGACGAGGTTGTAGGGCGGCAAGGTCCCCTGGTTCGAGAAATTGCATACGATCAGCACCCGGTCCCCGTAGGCGCGGAGCGGCTGCGCCTCGCCTGCGAAGCTCACCGTTTTCATGCCCGGCGTGCCGAGCACCTGCCCGAACCGGAGCAGGCTGCCGATCAACCCTTGGTTCTGGCCGCTCGCGTTCAGCCGGTAGGCGTAGACGCGGTTCCACGTCACGCTCGGGTTCGCCATCCGGACATTCAGCCGCACGACCCACGGGCCCGCGCGCCAGAGCGTATAGGGCGGGACCGGGATATCGAAGCTCACCGCGTAGAGGTCCCGCGCGTAGGCGTCCATGGTCACAACCTGAAAGGCTACGCCCGGCGTGCCAATGCACGCGAGGTTCACCGTGCCGCCCACATTCGTCGGCTGGCCCGTGAGCCCCGCGCCCGTGTAGGTGGCGGCGATGTCGGTCTGCTGGTAGGCGATCATACGACGCCCTCCGCCAGCAGCGCGGCCACGATCGCCTCTACCTCGCCATCCTCCCACGGTTCCGCTTCCGCGGGAGCCCATGCTGTGAGCGCAGGCAGGCGCAGCGGGGCCAGCGGCGCGATCTCCGGCAGCGGCGCTGGGGCCTCAACAACCCGCATCGCCTCGACCGGGATCGGCGCTGGCGCGCGCGGCGTGACCACGGGAACCGCGGCAGGCGGCGCGGGTGGTGCGGGCGGTTTGGGCTTCGCAAAGACAAACGGCGTGCTCGAAAACTCGGGCGGTCGCTCGACGAGCGCTTCCGGTTCAGGAACAGCTTTCGGCTTTCGGCTCCGGCGCGCGCGCTTGGGCTTCGTCACCGTGGGGCCTGAGCCCCCACCGCCCCGCACCTCGGTCACCGGGGCCGAGGCGCCGGTGACTGTCGGGGCGAAGGCCGTCAGCATCAGGGCCCCCGCCCCTGGCGTGATCGTGATCGTCCCGATCTGCGTGACGACCGGGGCAAACGCCGTGAGCACTAAGGCCCCGGCGGAGGGCCCGACGGTCGCGCGGATGAGCGCCGCTTTGCCGCTCAACACCAGCGCCCCAGCGGCCGGAGCCACCTTCGCCGTCGCGAGCGGCGCGACGCCGGTCAGCGTGAGGCTGCCATGCGCGGGCGCCACGCGGACCGTGACGGCAGGCGCGAACGCCGTGAGGACCAAGGATCCTGCGGGCGGGGCAATCGTCGTCGTCGCCGTCGCGATCGAGCGATCGAGCAGCCACGTCAGCGACTCGCGGAACCGCGCGATCCCCGGACGTCCAGGGCCCGGGCGCCCCACCGGCGGCGGCGGCCGGTACTCGACGGGTTCGACCAGGACCCCATCCGGCGCGGGCACCTGGTTGATGACGGTCGGCGTCTGGCCGGTGAGTGACAGCGCTCCCGCTCCAGGAACGACCGTCAGCGTTTCCAGCGGAGCCTGTCCAGTGAGATGGAGCTGACCGGCTGTCGAGGCGATCACGACCCGTACCAGCGGGGCATATCCGGTCAGCACGAGCGCCGCCGCGGTGGGCGTCACCTTCTGAGTGACCGCCGCCGCTTGGCCGTTGAGGTGCAACGCGCCTGCGCCGGGCGTTGCCTTGAGCGTGTCGAGCGGCGTCTTGCCAGACAGCACGAGCGATCCCGCGGCGGGCGACACCTTGAGCGTCAGTAGACCCGTTTTGCCCGTGAGTACCAAAGCACCAGCCGCTGGTGCCGCCTTGAGAGTGACAACCGGGGCGAACCCGGTGAACACGAGCGCCCCCGCGGGCGGCGTGATCGTCGTGGTGGTGGCGGTGATGATCGTGCGGTCCAGCAACACGGTCCAGTTGGACCACATGCGCGCGAGACCCGGCAGGCCGGGGCCGGGACGGCCAACGCGCGGGTAGGGCCGGCCGCCCGGCTGCGGCGAGACGCCGCCCGCGCGCGAGGGCGGCGGCGGTTGGTACGGATCGGACCCCGGGTACTGCGGCAGCACGCTCCGGGCGTCGATCGTGATGGTGATGATCGCCTGCCCGTTTGCGCCCACGCCGCCGTGTTTCGCCGGAGTGGCGGTGTTGTTTCCCGCCCCGCCGCCGCCGCCACCCGGCGCGGTGCCGTTCGCGCCGTTCGCGTTCGACGCGCCGCCGCCGCCACCCGTGCCGCCGCCGCCCGCGCCCGTGCCGCCCGTCTGGCCGGACGCACTCGCCCCATCCGCGGCACTGCCCGCGCCCGCGCCCGCGCCGCCGCCGATGCCGGTGGCGACCTTGCCCGCGCCGTTGCCGCCGTTGAACCCGACCTGTCCCGTGCTGGCGGAATAGAGCCCGGCAAGGCCCGCCGAGCCGTTGAGGAACCCGCCGCCGCCACCCTGCGCGACCATTGCGCTGGGCGCGCTCAGGTTGGAATTGTTGCCGTTCGCGCCGTTGTTGTTGTTGTTGCCGTTCGCGCCGCCCTGGCCGACGTTGCCCGCGACCGTCTGGCCCGGTGCGGTGACGAGGTTCGAGCGGACGTACACGCCGCCGCCGCCGCCGCCCGTGCCGTTATTCCCGGTGCGGTTGTTCGCGCCCCCCCCACCGCCGCCCGCCCACAACTCGACCTGCACGGTCGTGACGCCGTCCCCGACCTTGAGCGAGAACGCGCCGACCGCGGTGAACGTAAAGACGAGCTGCGCCATCTCAGCCGCTCACCGGGTAGTCGCCGTGGAACGCCGTCCAGGGCGCGGGATCCGGCCGCGCGAGGCCCCACCCGACCAGCGTGGCTTCCAATTCCGCCACCTTGGTCGCCGTGGGTGTCATGTAGAAGTGCCGGAAGAAATCCGAGCCGTCGAGCTTGAGCCGCTGCTGCAGGTCGAGCAGTGTGGTGAACTTGAGCCCAAAGCGCGCGATGTTGCGCGACAGCAGGTAGTCATCGAGCAAATGCGCGCGGTCGAGGCCGGCGAGCTGCTCCCCGATGCGCGGCTGAATGTTCGCGAGCGCCTGCTCGAGCGTGAGGTCCCGGAGCGGCTGCCACAGGTCATGGCACCAGTCCGACCAGATCACGCACCACGTGCAGGAGCCGATGTGCCGCCCGTCGCGCCGGAAGTACGGGTCCGAATGAATCCACCGGATCGGGGCGACGTCCGCGCCGTTGTGCGCGACGGTGTCCTTCGAGAGCAGCTCGCTCCAGTCCGGCGTCTCGGGATGGATGAGCGTGTCGGCGTCGAAAAAGAAATGCCAGTCGGCCGGGTGCTCCTGCGCGTAGCGGAACACCTGGAACTTCTCGTAGTTGACGGGCCACTCGGGAAAGCAGCGGCCCGTCAGCTCGACGAACTCGGCCCCGATCTTCGCGGCGTAGCCCCGGAGCAGCGGATACGTGAGGGCACGGATCTCCGGGGCGTAGTCCCCGACGTTCAGGGTGTAGACGGTTTTCCGCACTGCCCGCTCAGTTGAGCGCCTCGATGATCCGCTGCTGGCACGTCAGGTTCGTCGGGCTCGTGGAGACGGAGAACTGGTCGGTCAGGCTCAGGAGCTTCGCGCTGGTCGTGTCCACGGTGGTGACCACGTTGCCGGACGCCCCGGGCGCGCCCGCCGAGCCGAGCAGCGCAGGCAGCAGGTTCGCCGCCGTCGAGGCGAGCAGGTTGAACTGCGCGAAGATGCCGCCGCACATGAACGACCCGCTCGAGCCCGTCGCCCGGCAGGTGATATAGGCGAGCAAGTACCACAGCGCGTTCGTATGCGCCGCGGTGTCCATGCTCTGCGCCGCCGATTGGAGGAGCGCCGTGCCGCCGACGCCGCCCCAGCGCACGCGCGCGGTCAACGTGCCCGGCGTGGTCACGACATTCGAGTTCACGCCGAACGCCCAAATCCGGAGCGTCCGACCCACGGCCATGTAGTAGGCGGGGATATTGAAATCCGGGCACGCGATCGTTTCGCTGGTGCTGTTCGAGATTTGCGTGCCATCCGCCACGGTCGTATCGAGGACTTCCTGCCAGCCCTGGTTGCCCATCTGCACGCCCTGGTAGGCGAGCATCGCCCGGCTCGGGCGGAACGGCTGGGCCGCGTCCCGCAGCCGATCGGCGATCGAGCGCTGTTCGTCGATCCGCTGTAACTGCGCTGCCATCGAGAGCGGCGGATTCCACATCCGCCACATCCGCTCGCGCCACGACAGGCGGCGCGACACCGCCACGTCGGCCGGGATCAGCACACCGTTGATCTCGAAGTACCGCTGGCCGCGGTGCCAGACCGTGTCTCCGCTCCAGACGTCGAGAACCTTGTACATAAATCTCCTCCTCCTTAAAAGAGGCCGCCGATGAGCGGATGTTGGAGCGCGCCGCCTACGCGGTCGCTCGTTGGATTGGCCCGCACGCCCCCGAGGGCGCTCACGGGAGGCGGCGCCGTCAGGACGATCGCCGCCGCCGACCAGTTGCCCACGCCCGGATTGACCAAGGCTTGCGCCGAGAACGTCCACGTCACCGAGAACTGCGCGCTGCCGGTCGTGATCGCCGTCATGAGCATCGCGTCGTCGGTGAACTGCTCGCCCGCCCCGCCCCCCGCACCGCCTTCGTCCTGCCCGGTCCACCACGACAGCGCGAAATTGCCGGGCGACGCGTCGAGACAGGTCGCCGAGTCCTGATCGCCGACCGCCAGCACCAATTGCCCGGCGGCGGTCGGGTTCAAGTTGCTGAACGTCGTCAGGGTGCTGCTCGAGACGGTCTGGTTGCCGGTGTCCGTGTCCGTGTCCACCTGCGGCGCCACCGTGTCCGCGCCCGCCACGTCAAAGATTGCGACTGCGAGGCCGATGGTCGCGGCGGCCCAGGTGAGCGTGATCGTCTGGTTCGCCGACGTCACGGCGTTGACCGTGAGATGGATGCGCGACCAGATGTTGTTCGGTCCGTTGACGCTCTCGACCGACGTCGCGAGGCTGTAGCTGTTCCCGTTGCTGTCCGTGCCCGAGACGTTCATGGCGTTCGGCGAGCTGTGCGAGAGCACCGCGATGCAGTTGCCGCCGCACGGGATTTGGACGGTGAGGCTCGTGGTGTTGTCGCTCACCGCGTAGGGATGGAGGCTCCGCACGTAGATGCCGGATGGGGCGGTCCCGTGCGCCGCCGAGAAAAACGCCTGCGTCACCGCGATGAAGGTCACGTTCTTGCTCGTCTGCATCGTCGGCGTGACCGCCCCGTGCGTGCCCTGAACCTGGAACTGGCCCGCGAGGCCGCCGTTCAGGACGTCCGCGCCGTTGGCGTAGAGGAGGGTGCCGGTGCCCGCCGCCGCGTTGATCGTCCACGGCTCGCCGCCGCCCTCGTCCGTCATGTCGAGCACGATCAGGTCGCCGTCCACGGTGGTGGTCATCGCCCCGGCGCTGATGGTCGTGGTGCCGGAGCCGTGCGTGGCGTTCCCCGCCGTGTCGTTCGCGCTCGACGCGGCGACGTTGTACCACTCGTCGAACCGCGCCGCGATCCCGGTGACGCCCGTCGTCCAGGTGATGTTGACCTGCGTGGCGCCCCCGGTCGCGCCGGAGCAGTAGTACATGCGGAGCGCCTGCGCGTTGGCACCGACGTTGTTCGGCCCCGTCGCGTAGCTGTTCGACTGGTCGTCCGTCACGCCGATCGACGTCGCGCTGCTGCTGATCGAGAGGACGACGCGCAAGAGGTTGCCGCCGAGGGTGACGTTCGGCAGGCCGATGTTGTAGGACGTGATCCCGGAGGCGTTGATCTGCGGCCCCCAGGTGGACTGCACGAGCGTCGGCGTGTTGACGCCGCCCTGGAGGACGTGCCATTCGCCGAGCCAGTCGATCCAGGTGTGCCAGCGGGACGGCGGCGCGACCGTCGGTCGCCGCACGCGGTAGAACGCGTGCGTGCCCGGCTGCTCCGAGAGCATCTGGAGCAGGACGACGGAGAGTTGCGCGAACACCGGCAGTCCGGTCAGGACCGGCGTCGGGGCGAGCAGCGGCGCATACCGGACCGCGGCGCGCGGGAACCGCCGGCGCTTGCGCGGGCCGCAGACCCGCGGCAGCCGGTAGCCGGCGCGGAACGACCGATGGACGCGATCGGGAACCCAGGGGCTCGGCGCCCACCGGCAGGACGGCCCCGGCTTCCGCTCGCGGAGGTATTCCGCACGCCGATACCACGGCGTCGCGGTGGCTGCGCTCACGCGCCCCATCCGGGATCGGTGTTCCACGCTTCCACGAGGCCCCACCAATAGCTTTGCGGCGTGTGCTGCGGGCCGCTGTTCATGTTCCGGCCCAGCGCCAGCCCGTAGATCGTGGTGGCCGACGGGTTGATCCCCGTGCGGTTGACGCAGAGGTTGTTGTCGAACCACCACGCGTCCACGCCGTCGTTCGCGCCCGTGCCGATCTTCCAATGCCCTCGAACACGGTGCCAGCCGTCGCCCGAGTCGGGCGTAAATCCTGCCACGGCCAGCGTGCCCGCGGCCGGGCTCCCCGTGAAGTTGACGTTGAGGTTCGAGCTGCCGGTCGGCGGATAGGACGCGATGAAATACTCGTCGGCGGAGCCTTCGCCGCCCTCGATGCCAAGCGACCAGCGATCCCCGGCGCCCGTGATGCGCCCGAAGAGCAGCTTGTAGTCGGGATCGCAGCCGCCGCCCGCGCGGCTGTCCGCCGCCGTCCAGCCCACCGACCACTTGAGCCAGACGGACACCCAGACTTCGGTGACGGACGATGGCAGCGTGATGTTGCGGCCCACCGAGGGACCGGAGCAAATACCGCCGTCCACCTGGTCGTAACGCATCGACTGCGTGAGGCTGTGGCCGCCGACGTTCAGGCCGACGCCCGTGTCGAGCCAGATGGTGCCCACGTCCGACGTGGGACAGGTCCCGTTCGGCGCGCTGTTGCCGCACACGTCTTCTCCGGTCGAGTACCAGCCGTTCGGGTTCGCGAGCAGGTTGGCCGTGCTCGCGTAGCTGGAGAAATCCTCCTTGAACCACGCCGGCGGGTCGGCCGCCGCGCCCAGGAGCGTCGCGCCGTGCGGCCCGGGGCTGAGCGCCCCGGGCGCGACCAGCCCCGTTCCCGCGTAGGGCCGCATCAGCCCGTGAGCGTGAAGATCCCGGACCCGGACGCGGCGACCTGGAGCGTGTTCCCGTTCACTACCGTCGTGTCGGCGGGCGTGTTGTCGAGGATCGAGTAGCACACGAGCGGGTTCGCGTGCCCGTTCGCCGTGCCGCTCTTGTAGATCACCGCCGCCCGGCACACGATGCTGCCGCCCGAAGCCGTCCAGGAGGCCGGGCTCGACATCGTGAACGTCGCCGTGGCCGTCGCGACCGTCCACGTCACGCCGGACAGCGTCACGCCGCCCGTCGTATAGCCGTTCGCGTTCGAGACTTCATTCGTCAGGTCCGCGAGCACCGCGTTCGAGGCGGTGGCGAAGTTCGAGGTCGATTGATACAACCCCATCTTGAACGTGTCCCCGTCGAGGTCGAACGTGCCGTCCGCAACCCAGAGGTGGAAATTGTTGTAGAACGCCCACGTGCTGGCGGTGTCGTAGACCGACAGGGCCGCCCGCACCGCGGGCGACAGCGGCACGAGGGGCCGGCGGGTCGTGTGCAGTTCGCGCACCAGGTCATCCAGCACATACCGGCCGTGCGCGTTTTGGATGTACGTCACTTAGCCCTCCCTTCGGTCGATTTCCACATGGACAATTCGTGGTGAGCCGGATTGGGGCGTTCCTTCTCCTCGATCAATTTCCACATGGATGGCACCTTTCTCTTTCGGGTTCTTCGTGAGCCGCAGTTTGACGTTCTTCGCCGGGGCCGATGGGGGCGGCGTGGTCTTCACCGCTTCCACGGCCGCCTGCGCGCGGATGCGCTCGGCTTCCACATTCGCGGCCACTTCGCGCTTGTGCGCTTCATCGGCTAAGGCGGCTTTCGTGTGCTCTAATTGCAGGGCACCGTGCGCCAGCCCAGCTTGCCGTTCCTGGCCGAGCTGGTCGATCAGCGCCAGCACTTCAGGGTTCGGGGGCGCACCCGGCGGCAGCACAGGGGCCCCCGGCGCTACTGGTCCCGGAACGGGTCCGGATGGAGGAACAGGGGGCATCACCTCCGGAGGCGGTGGCGCGGACGCGGGTGCGGGAACGGGCGGCGGGGCCCCATGCCCTGCCGGTGGCGGTGCCCCTCCCGCGCCAGCCGGAGGCGGCCCGCCTGGAGCCGGTTGCATCAGTGTGTTCGGCGGCGTCATCGCCTGCCGGTGGTCCTCCACGTGCTCGATCAGCATCTGCCGAATCTTCCACGGCTTTGCGTCGTCGAGGATGATTTCCTCGTGCACGTCGATGTGGATCGCGTGGTCGTCATCGGCGGGCAGGAACACGTCCGAGCCATCGGCATTCGTGAACACCACCTGCGGCTGGCCCGTGGGCTGGCCGTCGGGCCCGATACTCGGCGGCCCCGCCTGCATCTGGATCAGCCCCTTCTCGAAGTTCAGGTTCTCTTTGCGCGCCTTGGCGTAGTGCCGCGTCTGCGAGGCAAACGCCCCTTCGACGCCACGGCCCAAATCCATGAGCGCGAGCCCCTTCTGCGGCGTCATCCAGCCCTTCTCGGTGAAGTCCTTGATATCCGCCCGCATGGCGGCTTGGCTCTGGGGCTTGAACCCCTCGAGGTCGATGTCGATGTCGTCCGGGTCCGGCAAGTCGTCGCCCGTGATGCTCTCGATCATGAAGTCTAGGTCGGGCCGGTGCACGGGGAGCCACCGTTCCTCATCGCCGTCGTAGCCCCACTTCGCGATCGCGAGCTGCTGGCGGCCCCACTGGATGAACGACGTTTTCAGGTCCTGCACCGAATCGGCCAACTGCCCCGCTTCGCTCTCCTGGAGGAGCTGCACGGCGATGCCGGAGTCCACGCCCGGGGGCACCTGGCCGCGCTGGATTTCGTGGAAGCTGCCGATGTCGAACATGGCCTTGAGCGACTCGTCGATCATCCGCCAGCGGTCGGCGGACACATTCACCGGCCCCACCTTGTGGATGATTTCCTCGAGCGACTTGTTCATGACCGCCGAGTGCAGCGGGACCTTGATGTGGCCGCCCGCGGTATTGGTGATCTGGTCGAACACGCCCGGCACATCGAAGCCCACCCACTGGCCGATGCCGGACAAGGCCTGCTCCTGAATCGCGAGGCCCCACTGCGTGTTGATGACCTTCTGCGGCGAGACGAGATCGCGGCACATGGCGCGGCCGTAGGGATCGTAGGGGCGGCGCTCGTCGTACAGGGCCGTGTAGGGGACGAGGCCCTGCGGCAGGCCCAAGCGATCCTGCTCGGGGTCCTGCGGATAGATCAGCTCGTTCCCGGCAATAACCAGGAGGCGACCGTTCGGCAGCGCTTCGCTAGGCGCTTCCCAATATTCAGAGAGCAGGGTGAGTTCGCGATCAGGAATCCGCCCCCCATCCCGTCCAGTAAGTAGATCGTTTCCAGTGACAGTGCCGTATGGGGCAGTAATGCTCCGCACAATGGCTTCGTAATTTCTAATGGTCGTGATGCCAGCGACTGTGCTGACGTTTTTCGCCGCCGCGCCATATTTCTCCTTGACGACCGAAATGGGCACCACTTCGGTATCGACGAGCCAGCGGAACCCCTCCGCCACATCGAGGCCCATGGCGTCCCGGTTGATGCGGATATTGAAAATCGAGCGCACCGCCGTATCCACGTCGCCCGGCCGATAGCGAAACGCCCCCTCCTCCTCCGGGTTTCCTTGCTGGTCCGCCAGCAGGTTCCCGTTCTCGTCCACCGGGTACTCGGTCATCGCGCCCGTCGCGGGGTGCGGCGCCATCACCGTCGCGGGCCGCAGGCTGCCGATCTTCGGGTTCCAGAAGCTCTTGAGCCACGCCGCCCCGCAGCCGAACGCGAGCCACAGCGCCGCGCGGGTTTTCCCATCGAGGTCACACTTGCGCCAGCGGTCCTGCAGCAGGTTCGAGCCGACCGTCGCGCGGTCCCGCTCCTCGTAGTCGTTCGACTTCGGCGTCGCCCGCCAGGCCATGCTCGGGCTGAGCAACCGCTGCATCCGGGCCCGGAGAATCGGCCGAATGTAGTTGTACGTGACGCGCACCTTTTGATCGACGTTGGGCGCGTCCATCCAGACCTTCTCGCGGAGGGCCCAGTCGATGTGCTGCCGGCCGTCGATGAACAACAGGTGCTGCGTGGCGAGCTTGTAGCGGCCGATCGCGTCGAACTGCCCGTCATTGATGAGCCGCTGGACGTAATCGGCTTTCTTCCGGTTATCGGCCGTGAGGTCTGGGTAGTCCGGCGTGCGCGCGTAGGCAAGCGTCCCCGGCTGGTTCGGGTCGGCCTGCTGCTGGGGCTCGGGCGCGACGGTCGTGGCCATTACGCCGCCTCAACCGGCGTGCGGCCGGAGCGATCCGCCCACAGTTGCAGCACGCGCTCCTCCGGAAAGTTCAGGTCGTAGAGCAGCTTCCGCGCCTCGCGCTCCAAGTCCGCCCGCACTTCGGGGCTCTCCCAGTTCTGAATCTCGGCGTGCACCTTCTCGGGCAGCGCGCGGATGAGGACCGGTTCCTTGGGCACGACGGTTTCCCGGGCGGGCACGGTATAGCCATCCTTCCAGGCCGCGTAGAGCCGGTCCTCCGCCACCTGCGCGCGGCGCAGCGCCTCCTCGTAGGTTTCCCGTGAAACCCACGGCAGACGCAACCTCATGCTGTCGCCGCCGCAGCCGCGCCCGCTTGGTGCGCGTACCGCAGCTTCTCCCCATCCACCCGCAGGATATCGCCCGGGTCCGGCGCGCCGTGCGTCGGGATGCCACGCGGCGGCTTCCCCGCCAGCACGAATGGCAGCGAATACACCTGCCGCCCGTGGACCACGACGAGCACATCTTCGCCCTCGGCCGCGTGCTGGAGCTGCTGCACGACCTTGCCCCAGCGCCGGTAGAAGTCCATGTACGACTCGCCGCCCGGGGCTTTGTCCGTGAGCTTGTGGTTCTGCAGCTCGTCCAGCATCGGCTTTGCTTTCGAGACGAGCTGGCCCGTCAAGTTCCCGACATTCCACGTCCGGAGCTCGCGCGCGGGAATCACGGGCACGCCGCCCAACTGCTTCGCCATGATTTCGGCCGTCTGCTTCGCCCGCGGCAAGTCGCTCGTGAACACCACACTAGGTTTGTGCACCTGCAGGCTCGCGGCCGCATCCTTCGCCACCTGCTGGCCTTCCGGGCCGAGCCCGGCCGGGCCCCAGCCGCGAATCCGCTCGGGGCCTGCGGTTTCCTTGTTCAGCCCTGTGGGGGCGTGGCGCATGACGTAGAGGGCCATCAGGCGGGCCAGTCGATCTCGAGCCGCTGGCCGTCGGCCCCCAGCGCCCAGTGCCACGGGGCGATTTGGGCACAGCGCGCACATCGCACGAAGCCGACCTGAAACACCGATGGCACATGGCCGAACCAGCGGCAGAGGGTGTGCCGTAGCAGCCAGTGGATCACCGGCAGGCCCACACCGGGACGTAGTGCGCGAGCATCAGCACGAGCATACAGCCCGCGCCGATCCCGACGCCCCATGCCAGGTACTCCACCGCACGCGCTGTCATGTGAGATCGACCTCCGGCATCGCGAAGTCCAGGTCCTTGTCCGCCCGCTGCCGCGAGTACCGCCCGCTCGCGGCTTTCCCCATGACCTCTTTCGAGTCCTTCGCCTCGCGGAATGACAGCGGGTCCAGCCGCTCGCGCAGCCGCTCTTGCACCATGTTCGGCTCGTCCGGCTGAAATGGCCGCACCAAGGCCAGGTACCGCAGGCAATCGGTGCAGTCGTCGTCCTGCTTAATGGGCTTGAACGGCACATTCTGCTGCCAGCGGTAGCGCTGCAGCTCCCACACGAGCCGCGAATCATTCGTGTGGCCTTCCCAATTCGACGTCCAGAGCGAGCCCACGAAGTACAGCCGCGGCGCGCCGAACTGCCGCTTCCCGCGCTCGTCCATGGCCGTCGGATGCCAGTGGCTGGGATCGACCCACGCCATCCGGGCCACCACATCAATCGAGGCCTTCACCGAGCCCGCGTCCTTCGGCACCGCCGCGGCGAAGATGCCCTCCTCGGCCATGTTCAAGATCGACTGCGCGCCCGAGCCGCCGGGATCGGCCACGATGTACGCATTCGGGCAGTGGTGCCGCGCGAGGAGCTCGGCGTACTTGCCCGCGTGGTAACTGTCCGGCTTGCCGACCTCGTAATGCTCGGCCACCGCGTACCAGTTGCCCTCATGGTCGAGCGCGAACAACACGCCCGCGTGGCGCTTGTTCGGGTCGATCGCCAGCACCCACGAATACGGCCGGCCCAGCGGCAAGCTCGGCAGGTAGTAGCGCTTCCAATCCTGGAACTGCGGGAAGATCAAGCCTTCGACGAACCCGTACTCGCCATAGAGCCGAGTGCGCTTCTCCTGCTCCGAGATGACGGGATCGGCGGCGAGCTTCTTGGCCGCGTCCGCCGCAGCGGGGTTGTCCGCCATCCCCATCTGGATGATCGTGACGCCGGCGTTGTCCCCCTTGGGCGTGCTTTTCCACACGCGGTCCGAGCGCTGGTATTCGGGCTTCGCCACGGGCTCGTACAGCCGCGCGTAGGTCCAGTCCATGCCGAGGAGCGGGGTGAACGCGAGCACCAGGGCACCACCCGTCGTGGCGAACCGCTGCATACAGGCGCCGTAGAGCCGCACGTCGGCCGGCTCCTCGTCCAGCACGATGAGATCGACCGCATCCGACTCGAACGCCATGAAGCCCTGGTCCTGCGACTTGCCCCACAGCGTATTCATACCGTATTCATCCGCCCACGAAATAACGGGGTGCGGGCTTTGCGAGTAGCTGGCCCCAAGGCCCGTGAACACGTCGGCCAGGAGCCGCTGCTCCCAGTTCGAGCGCCACTTCTCGAGCGTGAGCGGGGCGACCCAGACCTTGAGCGGGCGTTTCGGGTTGCGGAGCCGCTGGTACATCGGGCCTTCGCGCCGGATGAAGCGACCGACGATCCCGGCGCCGAGCGTACTTTTCCCGCTTTGCGAGCCGCCCAGCACCATGACGATATCCGTCCGGGCGTGGAGGCCGATGAGTTGCTGGTGATGCCACGGGAAGGTTGGGTACCAGAGCCGCTGGACCGCGGCGGCAACCTGTTCGGGCGTCTCGAGCGGCGCGAGGGCCGTCATACGGAACGCCACGCCCCACCAAGCCAGGGGATGGCTCGCCGGGGCCTCACGGACACCCGGACGTGGCGCCCGCCAGCAGATCAAGATGCGCGAGCTGCGCCTGCGCCTCATGCACTCCGCCGAGCACGTACTCCACCCCGCACACCGCGAGCAGGGTTTCCACATCTTGCTGCGCCGTCGATTGCACGCCCGAGGCGGTTTTCACTTCATGCGCCCACAGCCGGCGCTTTTGTGGACAACAGACGATGAGGTCCGGCCAGCCGGGTGGCGTGCGCTTGGGGCCCGTGCCGTAGTCCGAGAACGGCAGCACGGTGCAGCCGAAGGCGCGGTAGATGTTGACCACCGCCCGCTGGATATCGGGCTCGCGCGAGAAATCGTAGGTCTTCGGGCTCACCCAGCCAGGGCCCGGTAGAGCCGCCGCTGTAGCTTCCGGTCGCCTCGGGCGAGGTAGGCCGCGGTGCGCGCGCGGGACCATTTCGTCCACCACTCCCGCCGGCGGGCGATCGCGACCAATGCTGCGAGGGTCCGATGGCTCATTCCACCACACTCCCGTCCACCTCAAGCGCCTGCAGCACCCTCACGCGGTCCCCACCGCCGAGCAGGGCCACGAGCCGCGGCAGGGCTTCCGCGAGCTGCTGGGCGGCCAAGTGCGCGGGTTCTTTCGGGGTGAGATCCACCGTGGGCTGCACAGGCAGGCCTTCCGCATACGCGGCGGCGTGCTTCGTGGCAGCCATGAAGTGCGGGTGTTTGTCCTTGGTGATGGCGCGGCGGAATGCAGCTTGATGGGTTTTCTCAGACAGCAGGCGCGAAAGCCATGCTTTGTAAGCAGTTGAGCGCCGTCCTGGTTCGCCCATTATTTCCACAACCGCAAGCGCCTCTTTGGCATGGGACGTGCCCTTGCTACCATTTCCCGCGCTCATGGGCTCGGAAACCTGAGCACTTCGGTGCCGTGCTCATCCAGCACGCCCGTCCGCTGCACGAGGATCGCTTCCGCGTTTGGGTCCAGCGCTTCCGGGTTCTCCGGGGGCAGCGTCCGAATCCCGACCGTGAATCCCATACCCACGCTCACGTCCGCCAGCAGTTCGGGCATGATGACGTCAAGGTGCGCGTCGAGCTGGGCGTGGGCGAGCTTGCGGAGATGCCGCGCGGCCCGCTGCACGGCGACCGTGCGCGAGCGCTCCCCGGGAGTCCGGCCGGGCGCGGCTGGCAGGGGCTTCACAAGGGCTCCAATATGCGGCGCAACCGCGCTTCCCGAAAGCCCCCGCAGTGCGCTAGCGCGGCGTGAGGCTCACTTCCATCGCCAAGTAGCGAGCAATCACCTGTCCTCGATTCAACCGGGCCGTCAGCCCCTCGATCTGGTCCTCCAGCACGGCCATCTGCGCCCGCTCCTCGGTGCACCGCTGCACGAACGCGGCATACGCATCGTCCGCATGGGCCGCATCCTCGATGGCCGCTTCCGTCAGCCGCTCGCCGTTGACGAGGGCCTGCGCCCGGAGCTTCTGCGCGATCGACGCCAGCACGATCTTGCGCTGGGCATCCCACGTGCCCCAGGCACCGTAGGCCGCGCGCAACCGCGCCACGCGTTTGACGAGGGCATGGCGCTCGGCTAGCAGTTCTTCGACCGGCATGATGCCTAGTCGGCGCTCCACGTCGCCCATCTCAGTGATTGGGCCACTACCGAAGGCGCTTGTCAACGGTCGGCCGCCCTTTGGTCTCAAGGTTCTGCTGCGCCCGCTCGCACAGGGCAAACTCAATCATCTTCCGAAACTTGTACCCATGCTCCCGCTCGATCCCCGCCAAGATCCATTCCCGCTTCGGGCCACGGGTCGCTTCAGGTTCGGCCGCTAGCGTGGCTTCCAGATGGCGTAGGGCTTTCAGGTACGGGTGCACCCAGCCGCGCGGCCGCAGGGTTTCCACGGAGCGGTTGATGTACGGGTTCCGGCTGCGGGGGCCGCTCACGGCCGTTCCCGCGCGTAGTAGCGGTATGGGCCATCCCCTCGGCGTTCGGCGATCAGCAATCCGTCGGCCTGATGCTCGCCCGTTCCACGGCCCGCCAACTCCCACAACCGGAAATTCAGCGTGTCGCCCGTGAGACCCGTGCCAGCCCGAATATCGCCCCTTACACAGCCCGGGTGCGCTGCCACGAAATCCACGATCCGACGATCCGTCTCGCTGGCTTCCGCGTACACCTGGGCCCAGTCCGTGAACTGCTCGATCGCGAACAGCTGCGTTTGTTTACTCAAGGTGTCCTCCGCGGCGCCGCTCGCGCGCCGTCTTGACCGTGCGGATACGCCGAAGCTCGGCGCTCGGCGGCAGACACTGCCACATCGCCCTCAGCGAATAGAACACCACGCTCAGTCGATACGAATCGGGTTGTGTTTTGATGATCGGGGTCACGCCGTGCAGCAACCCTTGACCGTCAAAACAGAACAGGCTGTGATCGGGCAGCGCGAAGCGCGCCCCGTACTCGGGTACGGCGAGCTCGCCGCCAGCCACTCCTGCGCCCTTGAACACCAGCATCGCACTCCACACGTCCGCGAAGTTGCCAGCGTCGTAGTGGTACGGCAGCGGGTTGTTGAAGTTGACGATTCCGCTCGTGAACAGCCGACTCAGCCGCCACTCCGCCCGCACCTTGTTGCGCGCCACTTCGTCGTGCCGCGCGTAGAGCAGGGGATTCGTCTGCTCATAGTAGTGCTCGATCCGCTCAGCCGCGCCCTGCAGACCCAGGAGCGTCGCTGGCGCGTCCTGAATCAGGCTCGTCATCGAACAGTAATCTTTCCGCATCACCTTCCGGGGCTCGTACCCGAACACGCGGCTCGTGCTCGTCATCCCGCTGGTGCGTTGCGTGGTGTCGTAGCGCAAGGCGCGCAACTGTGTCACGAGCGGACGCCAATCTTCCACGCCTGCTAAGTGGAGATAGACGATCCGCACTTGCCCGCCATCGAGAATCCGGCACGGTTGGTCGATCAGTTCGGCACAATCCGCTGTTTGGGCCGTGCGGAGCCGGTAATCCCCCGGCTTTATGCGTTGGCGCTGAAGGCGCCGATCCGGGATTTCCATTGCTGCAGCAGCCAGCATACGGCCTCCGTATGGCTCTCGGTGGCACTTTCGGACATGAGCTCGGCGAGGTCGTCGAGCACTTGGGCATATTCTGGGGCCTGAAACAGGAGCACGATCTGGCGGATCGTGGTGGTCTCATACACTTTGAGGCGCGCCTCTGGCGTGAGGCCCGCCTCTTCCAGCTCTCGGCGGATGCGCTCCGCGTTCGATTCGTGGGTGAAACTGTCCAGGTTGAACAGATTTACCTGATCGGGGCCCGCGAACTCCGGTGCGGGCACGCCATCGTCGCATCTCTCGATTTGCTCCAACAGGTCCGGTGGGTGCACCAATGCCGGGCACGCCAAGGGTCCCGGACAATCCGTCACCCCCCGCCGGCCACATTCGTGACATTGCGCCCAGCCCTCGGGAGTATCCATTACGGGTGCGCTCACAAGAGACTGCCCTGATGCCGCTGGCGGTATGCCCGCTTCCAGGCGACTTCCACGTCTGTACGTTCGGGCAGCTTGGCCCACGTAGTACTCCGTTTGGTCACGAGGGTCACGACCCCTGGATGCCGCGCCGCCAACGTCGTGGCCGCGCGGTGCATCCGCTCGGCCGTCCGGTACGCCGAGCAGCCGCCACGGGCATTCGCGCCGGCCGAGCCGATGACGAAGTCGTAGCTGACGCGGTTGGGGTATCCGCGCTCCAGAAGCTGTAGGGTCATGTCGAAATCTTCCATCGGATCGGTCTCCGGGGCGAACGTCGCACCGCTCGCCAGCACGGCTGGCACATCGTAGCCGAGGGCTGCATATTGCCGAGTCACTTCGGCCCACGGTTCCGGGACGGTGTGATTGCCAGCCCGCGGCCCCAGTCCCACCTGCACCCACCCATCTTCGAGCCACGCCTCGAGGCGTTCCAGTCCCGCGTCGATCTCCGTCGCCGTGGCCTTATGTAACTTACCGTCGGTACGCTGAGCGAAATCTAAATCGTCGTCCAGCATGAGACAATGCGGGCTGGGGGCATGTTCTAGAATCCACTGGCGCTTTCGCGCGATGCCGGGCCCACCGGCGTAGACCAGCAAATGGCCAAATCGGGCGTGAGCCGCCGCTTCGTCTGCATCCACTACGAGCCACGTGCGCTGCTTCCACTCCCACGGCAGCTGTGCCCACGTGAGTTGCCGCTCGCTCCGGCCACGAGTGGGAATACAGATGGTCAACGCTGTCACGGGAGGATCCCTGCCGCCCGGTCAGCCTCATCGGCGCTCTGATATCGGCGCCCGGAAGGCGTGACCCTCGGCGTCCAGGTCCCGAACGTATAGGAGAACTTACTGAGGTTGAGGAAATCCCGGGGCGTCGCCTTCAGGTACCCGCGTAACTCCATCACCACCCGCTCGACGGGATGCGCCTTCAGCAGTGGGGCGCAATACCGCGCGAGCAGGCCCCATGGCGGCTCCGCATCCGGGTATACATCGCGCCACGCCCGCCCTAAAGGACTGAGCTGGTTCCGATGCTGCTGTTTCGGTGCTTCACGAGCCAGAGGCCTCAAGTCTAAACCTAAAGCTCGCTGCGCTCGCTTATCCTCGCTGTCGCTCGGATTCTTGCGGTTGTCGCTTCGCTCCAACCGACGGAGATCGTCAGACACGCGCACACCTCCGGTGTCCCCGACGCGAGCCGGGGCTGTGGGACGTCTCGGGTATCAGTTTTGGTGCAGCGCCACGTGGTGGGGATTGAACGGAAAATCCCCGGGTGCTTGGCTCGCTGTCCCAGCCCGCCGCCCTGACGAGGCGAGACGTGGGGAACCAAAACACCCGGGGATAAGTGACTCTCCGGTGTCAGGGCTGTCATGTCGTGCAGGTGGGTCGGTCCGCAGCGATCGGTCCGCCCGCAGGAACAATATGCAACTACTTACCAGTTCGCGAAAGCCCCCGGCGATCCGCATCCCGGAGCCGCGCCGCCACACGACGGCAGACCTGCGAGCAATATTTCGGGGGCCGTCCAGTCACGCGGCGGATCAAGATCCGCTTGCCGCACACGCCGCAACGCGCGTTAATCATGGCGGAAACATGCAAGCAAAGGAGAGGTTACGAAAGGGGCACGCGAAAAGCCCGTGGATAGTCGGGCTTTGGCCCCCTTTCGCTTTTCGGGAGAGCGGTGCATATTAGGGGCGTTCCCGCAGCACCCCGGACCCGAGTGGCCACTGGCCAGAAGGGATGGACCCGATGAGACGCTCCGAATACCCCGCAGCACTTCGCAAGCCGCGCCTCACGAATGCCAAAGCCAAGCGCCGCTATCGCTGGCGGAAAGCTGGCCTAAAGTTCACCGCCGCGTGGGCACATCGAAAAGCCCGGTTGCGGATTGAGAAGGCTGGCCGGAGGGCTGCGCGCCATGCCTAGGCGCCGCTTTGCGCTGGACCTCACGCACGACGAAGGGACGGACCTCCGGACCGCGCTCCGCGACCTCTTGGCCTTGGAGCGCGACGGCGGCCTGCCCGACGAAGTGCCCACCTACGTGTCCCGCCTTGAGCGCATCCTCCAGCGGCTCGATAGCGGGCTCGCCTACGCGGAGCGACTACGCCGATGACCACCATCAAGACGACCATTGCCCCGCACGAGCTGCGTGAGGCCCTGCTGCGCGCCGTGCGGCGCACGGATACCCGGCTGTGCGGGAAAACGCTGTCGAGCACTGACCGCTACGCCTTGGCCATCGGGGAAGAACTGGAGAAAGAGCCCTTGTGGGCCAGCGTGCCCGCCATGTACGCGGCGCTGTGCCTAGTGCAGGGCTGGTGGGAGACGGCCGACACGCCGGAGAACTTCCCCGCCGATGCGGTGGAAGCAGCCCTGCGGCAGGCGGACGCATGACGGCCCTGCTCGTGATCTACGGGGCCAGTTTCGTTGGGTGCGCGCTGTGCTGCGCCGATCAGGGACTCCAGCGGGCGCGCGCCGAACGCAACGCACTGGAGCGGCTGCTGCGCTCCACAGTCGGGGCCTCCCAGGATACGGAGAAGGTCGGATGAGCGCGCACACAATAACGCGGTTCGCGTGCGACGTCTGTCATGTGACGCACGACGTGCCGAAGCGCGATGCAAGCAGCGCCGACATGTACAAACTGGGCTGGCGCTTCCTTCGCAACGAGAATACCGGCTCGATGGGCGCGGCGCTGTGCTCTGTCAAATGCGCCACCAAGTGGCTCGCCAAACAATTCGTGGCGCCGAAGCCATGACGCTGCACACAGTGATCGTGTACGGCGTCGCGTGGAGCGTGGCGTGCTGGATCGTCTGGAAAGCCTTCTGTGGCGGGACCGATGCGTCCCAGAGAGGGAAGCCATGAGCGACACGACCGTTTTCGCAACACTGAATCACGTGAGCTGCTACCTGTGCGGCGTGCTGTTCGGGTTGGAAGCGGGCCACATGGCGCACCTCTACCTGTGCGGCGTGCTGTTCGGGTTGGAAGCGGGCCACATGGCGCACCTCCGCAAATCGCACGCGGGTTTCTACTGCCCGAACGGGCACGAGCAGTTCTATTTGCAGCAGACGGATGCCGAAATGCTCCGCGATCAGTTGACGCGCGGACGCGCCGCGCACGATCAGACGCGCGCCTCTCGGGATGCCGCGTGGAAACAGACGGAAACACTGGAGCGCAGCGCGCGCGCCATTCGCGGGCATCTCACGCGGGTAAGGAAGCGCGTTGCGGCAGGCGTGTGCCCGTGCTGCAATCGCACGTTCGCACAACTCGCGCAGCACATGAAATCGAAGCACCCGCTTTACCCGACGCTCGATCTGTCAGGAGCCAAGCCATGAGCCAACGAGACGACGATCACGCGGCGCTGGCGGACTACGAGCAGCTCCAAGTCTCGTACAAAGAAGTCCGCGCCGCGCTGGAAGCCCTAATCAATTGGTGGGACCAGCCGCGTATGAATATTGGACTCATTGTGGACCGCGCGCGGGCCGTGCTCAAGGCGAATCCATGACCTACCGAAACTCCGTCGCCGCGCTGAACGCCCTGCGCCCCCGGTGCCCGCATTGCCGCCGGCCACCGGAGCCCGGCGAGAGCATCGCCGACCACTATGAGATAGACCATGACCGATGGCTATGTGATGCACCAACCACGAAAGACGGGGTGATGCCTTCTGAATCCGCGCTGCATACACGGGATGCCCTACGGGACCCCATGCTGGCAGTGCCAGCAGTGACCGAGGGGCGCGGCTCGGACGACAACGCGCACAGTGTGTTCCGCCCCGTGCTGCTCACCGCATGGAAGGGCCACGGGCGTTCATTCGGCGCTTGGCATGTGGGCGGCTTCCAGCCCCGGTGCGGCTACGTGCCCCCGGACGGCGCGCCATGCACCGAAATCCGCGTCCCGCTCGAGGCGGTGGTCCGGACGCACCTTGATGGGCTGTGTAATAGTTGCGGCAAACTTCTGGCGGAGGATCTGAAGCGTGACTGAAGCCATGGCATTGGTTCCCGAAGTGCGAAGCGTCGAGCTCGGGGTGATCCGCGCTGATCGGCCGGCGCAACTGGTGGCGCTGGCCACGGAAGCGGCGACGGCCCTCGCCAAGGTGATTGCCGACCGCAACCTGTACTCGAATATTCAGGGTAAGAAGTTCGTGAAGTGCGAGGGCTGGACGACGCTCGCGGCCATGATGGGCGTGACACCCCGGGAAGTCTCCTGCACCGAACACGAAGGCACCTATACCGCCGTGGTAGAACTGTGCCGCCTCACAGACCAGCAGGTCGTCAGTCGGGCCTCAGCGGAATGCGGCCCTGACGAGCCGACATGGGCTAAGCGGGCAAAGTACGCACGCCGCTCCATGGCCCTCACTCGAGCCACCGCCAAGGCGTGTCGCTTGGCGTTCTCGTGGGTTATGGCCCTGAGCGGCTACGAAGTGACGCCCGCAGAGGAAATCCCCGACGAGCGGCCCGCGAAGGGCCCGCTGGCGAGCAGCGTGAAGGCCGCGGTGCAGAAAGCCGTAGCGGCGTTGGACCTCAAGGACGTGCCTGCCGCGATTCAACAGCCTGAGCCCGTGTTGCCGGCCGTGGCCATGTGGAAGGGCAAGCCGCTCAAGGACAAGCCGAGCGACGAGCTGGTGGAATTGCGGAAATGGTGCGTCAAGACGGACCCCGTAAAATGGGCGACGAAGGTGGAAGAGATCGACACCGAGTTGGCAGGCAGGGCAGGCGAGTGAGCGGCCCCGTGAGTTCCCGTGCTGAGCCGCACGCCCGGGTCATTCTCGACTTGTGCGCCGGCTCCGGCTCATGGAGCGCGCCCTACGCGGAGGTGGGCTACGATGTGCGCCGCATCGACCTGCCTACCGACGTGCGGCTACTCGACTACCCGGGCCAAGTCCACGGGATACTCGCCGCGCCGCCCTGTACCGTATTCGCGAACTCCGGGGCACGCTGGACGCGCACCGAGGCTGAGCTGCGCGACGCCCTGTCGATCGTGGACGCCTGTCTGCGCCTCGTGGCCGTGTGTCGGCCGCAGTGGTGGGCCCTTGAGAATCCGGTGGGCAAGCTGCGCCGCTGGCTCGGGCCGCCGCAGTTCTCGTTTCAGCCGAACGAGTACGGCGATCCGTACACGAAGCGCACGCTGCTGTGGGGCAAGTTCGCGGCACCGATCGCCACGGAAGCCGCGGTCGCTGCGACGGAAGGCTCGAAGATGTGGCGCCTGCCCCCATCCCCGGAGCGCCAGGCCTTGCGGAGCGTCACGCCGGCCGGATTCGCCCGCGCATTTCGGGAGGCCAATCCGTGATCAAGTCCCGTGGGGCTGCGCCCCCGGCGGATGCCCAGCCGTGAGCCGCCCGTACTATGAGGCCGATGGCATCGTGATATATCACGGGGATTGCCGCGACGTGCTGCCGGATCTGACGGCTGACGTGCTCATCACGGACCCCGTATGGCCGAACGCCCATCCCGATCTAATCGGCAGCGAAGACCCGTATGCGCTTTTCGAGGAAATGCTCCAGGTCACGCCAGCCGTACAACGCCTGATAATATGGCTCGGTTGCCAGAGCGACCCGCGCTTCCTCGGCGCCGTGGATTCTCGCTGGCCGTTTCTCCGCTCGTGCTATCTCAGTCGCGCGGTGCCGTCCTACAACGGACGCGCGCTCGTGACGGGCGACGTGTTGTACGCCTTCGGCTCGTGGCCCAAGAGTCAAGAAGGACGCCGCGTTCTCCCCGGAGAGTGCCGTGTGACGAGCGACTCCTCCAAGCGACAACCCCATCCGGCAGCTCGTAATCGGCGCCACGCTGATTGGGTAGTCCAATGGTGGAGCGATGTAGGCGACATGATCCTCGACCCGTTCGCAGGCACCGGGACGACGCTCGTAGCGGCGAAGGACCTAGGCCGTCGCGCCATCGGTATCGAGATCGAGGAACGGTACTGTGAGATTGCCGCCAGTCGCCTAGAGCAAGGCGTTTTGGATCTCGCCCCCGCGTCCCCGGCCCCCGACGCCGCCACCGGAGAGCCGTCCGCGTGAGCCGCACGGTCGTGGTCTTGCGATGCCCGCTTACCGAGTTATGGGCAACCGACGAGGAAATTGCGGGAATGGCCGATGCCGAGCTGATCGACTTGTGTCGTGAAGATCTCGTATCGCTGATCCACGAAGCGACTTGGGAGATTGAACGACCCGACGCGCGGGCCCCCGACGCGAGAACGGAGCAGCCGGAATGAAGCTCGATTTCAGCCAGTGTCATAGCCCGGAGGACGTGGAGCGCGTTATGGCGTCCGCGAAACGGGCGATTCAAACGCACCGCCGCGTGCTGATCGGCCTAGCGCACTACGACCGCGGCAAAGTCGTACCGGGATGCGATTGTTGCTTCTGCGAGCCGGGCGCGAGAACGGAGCAGCCCCCACAATGAGCGACAAAAAAGCGAGCGAGCCGATAGAAGCGTCGCGCATCGAATGTCCGGAGTGCGGAGCGCCAGTAACGGAGCCTGGCGTCGCGTTCATTTGCATGACGCCGCGTCGCGAGAGCCGTCAATATCGCGTGCCGTCGCGGTTCGATAGCGTCGGGTACATCGAAAAGTGCGTCCGAGGAGTCAGCGACGATGAGATACTGAGGCTCGTGTGGAACACCGTGCGATTCACGAACGGCGGCCAGCAAGTAGATCAAGCTGGGTTTCGGACGGAACTGATTCACGCGCTCATGCGCTCGCGCGGGGCGCAGCCATGACCCGCCAGCCCCCGCCGGAGGCAAAGTGCGCACGATGCGGTGCCGACATCGTAGGCGTGGTGCGGACCTGTTGCAGGCGGCCCTTCTGTGCGGACTGCTACGATTTCCACACCGAATTGGAGTGCAACGCCGACCGCGAGGATCGCCCATGAGTGCGACGCCACAAGAGCAGCTAAACGGCACCTATATGTGCCCTGCATGCGGCGTAGAAACGCCACACAATCATGACGTGCAGGATGGAGAGTTTTACTTTGAGCAGCGCGATGGCTGGTGGTTGGTAATGAGACGATGCGGCTGCGCGTTCAAAGGTCACGATAAACCAGTGTTCCGCTACCGCACGGCTGAAACTGCGCGCGCGGTCGCTGAAGTCTTGAGCTTCGTTTGGGGATGGCGGCCATGAGCGCGACCCGCCAGCCCCGGTGTGAGTGCCCAAATCGGTGCAAGTATTGTGGTGCGACGCTCAAGCGGGATTCCATTGGACACTATTGCCCGACGAAAAACTGTCAATGGCAGTACGGCGTGGTGGGATGCACGATCAATTCCGCAGGACGAAAGCGCGGGCAGCCATGAGCGCGACCCGCCAGCCCCTAGACGTGCTCCGAATCGTGGACAACATCGAGGCGCATCACGAGACGAAGTTTCCGATGCTGCGCGCCGCCATTGAGGATTTGCTCGAAGCCAACGAGCGACTGAGGGCCGCGCTCGCCGCCGACGAGGCGCCCGCACCGGCTGCTGAACTGAGCGATGCTGTGGTTGAGAGCGTGCGCCAAGGACTCTACGAGTATTTTGGCGAACTTGCTGGTCGCCATAACCCGAGCGGCAAGAATCCGCCAGAGCCATACGATCCTCACTTTACGGAGACGTACTACCCGAAGTTCTACGACAGCGTTGCCCGCAACTTGATCTGCCGAGTATACGCTGCGGGAGGACCAGCCATGACCCAGCCGAGCGACGGGAGCAGAACATGAGTTACGAGATTTACGCTGATCGGGCCGCCGCATGGGCCTACGAATGTGCGCGTGTCAACAGTGACGAGTCATGGCATCCGGAATGGGAGTTGGCGGGCGATGAGCATCAGGCGTGGTGGATCGATCGTGCGCGCGAGATTCTCCTCGGTGCGCCCCTGGAGTCAGACAAAGCGATCATCCGACGGTGGAACGACAAAAACGAAGCAACGAGCGGCCCCGTTGTCTGGAAATCCTTTGTACCCACAGAGGAGCTATGAGCACCCAGCCGAGCGACGGGGACGCGCTCCCTTCACTAATCGCGCGCATGGAACTGGAATCGTTTCGCGCGCGAATCGCCGCAAAGATGGGCGACCCGAACGCCGCCGAGAACGCTGACTTTTGGGACGCCGCGCGGGCGCAGGTCGAGGCGCTGCAACAGCAATTAGCCCACGCGCACCGGGTACGGATGGAGGATGGCGCGGCACATATCGAAGAAATGATTCAGCACAAGGCGCAGCTTGAGGCGCTGGCC